AAACTACATTAAATAGCTTCTTTGATATTACTAATGAACTAGGCATATCAGACCAATACACTTTTAACGCTCAATCAAATACTATCTTTTGGAAAAATGGTAGCGAAATAATATTAAAAGATTTATTTCTTTATCCAAGTGATCCGCATTTTGATAGTTTAGGTTCATTAGAAATTACAGGCGCTTTTATAGATGAGTGTAATCAGTTAGTTTACAAAGCATGGCAAGTAGTTAAATCACGTATTAGATATAAATTAACTGAATTTGATTTGATGCCTAAAATGTTAGGTAGCTGTAACCCTGCTAAAAATTGGACGTATAAAAAATTCTATAAACCATCAAAATCTAATGAACTACCAAGACAAAGAAAATTCGTACAGGCACTACCAACAGATAACCCTCATCTCCCTAAATCTTATCTTGATAGTCTACTTGAATTAGATAAAGCCAGTAAACAACGTCTTTATTTTGGTAATTGGGAATATGACAACGACCCAGCTACAATAATAAACTATGATTCTATTACAGCGTATTGGAATGGTAACCACATTAAACCTGAAGGAGAACATTTTTTGTCTATTGATGTAGCCCGAAAAGGTAAAGATAAAACTGTATTTAGGGTATGGCATGGTTGGGTAGTTGTGGCTCGTTATGTAATGGGTAAAAGTTTAGTAAATGAAGTAGTTGAAAAAGCTATTGAATTACAACGTGAATATAAAATATCTAATAATAATACTATAGCTGATGAAGATGGCGTTGGTGGTGGTGTAGTAGATTATTTAAACTGTATAGGGTTTGTAAATAATAGCCGTGCATTAATGGGTGAAAATTACGATAACTTAAAAAGTCAATGTAGTATATTAATGGCTAAGAAAATCGACCGTAGAGAAGTTGTAGAGTATTGTTCTGATTGTGATGTACAAGATGTAACCAGTGAAGAAATGGAGCAAGTTAAAATCAAAGACATAGACAAGGATGGAAAGCTAGGAGTAATACCAAAAGACAAAGTGAAAGAATTAATAGGACGTTCACCTGATGAATGGGATTCTATAATGATGAGATATTATTTTGAATTAAAACAAGATTTTTTTATTGTTTAGGTTGTTTATTAAATATATATGTTTATATTTGTATCAAACAAAAACAAAACATTATGAAAACTTTAATAAACTACACAAACGAAAGATTAAATAAATGGTATTCTAACGCAAAATTAGATTATAATTTAATTGGTAGTGGTGTTTCAAAAATAGAAAATGATAAATTTATAATAGAATATATTGAAAACGGTATTTCTAAAGTTTGGTCAATGTATTTTGAATTAGAATATTCTAAAAATAATATAAGTTATTTTTTTGATGTTTGGATGGATGAAGCAAAATAAAATAATGACTGATAAAGAATATAAACAATATAAAATTAGTTTAGTTGTATCAATAATTAGTTTATTGGTTACAGCTATTCTAATAACATTAGGTTAAGGGTTGCCTAGTAATAACCCACTGCCGATAATAGGAATTAGGATAGCTTTTAATTTACATAGGTTTGTACGGTGGGTTATATTAAAAATAAAAATAAATAAATATGAAACTATACACAATAAAAGTATTAGATGATAAGCAAGTAAAAAGTTTATCTACCTTTGATTCATCTAAAACAAAAGCATACATAAAATTTAATAGAATAATAAATAAATATAATATGAAAAAGATAGTAACTTTTTTAGCAGTGATAGCATTAACCAGCTGTACAAAAACTTGGGTTTGCACAATAGAAACAACTTCAGAACTAGGTACATCTAATTATGATTATGAATTTACTGGATCCAAGGACGAAATGAAAGACTTTGAAGAACAAGGTAACAAAGATTACCCTAGTTTAAATATGAGTCAAACAACTAATTGTAATTAATTTTTAAATTTAGTCGATTATTTAAAAAAGTTTATTATATTTGTCACGTATAGCGATGTAACAATTGATGACAAAATGTAATATTTTCCATAAATTCATTGAACCTACTGTTAATTCAGTGGGTTTTTTGGGTTATAATAATAATTATTAATGGGTATAATAAAAGATTTATTTTTTCCTTCCGTTAATAAGCAACACATTAGCTTACAAACTCCTAATTTAAGCGGTTTATTAACTGGTTTTGATGATGGTAATGTAAATCATTCAGCACAAAACGAGCAAAAACTAATTGATACAGGTTACGGTCAAAACGTTACTGTATATTCAATTATAAATAAAATTACCACTACAGGAGCTGACATACCTTTAATCGTTTGGGATAAGCGAAAAGATGAAGAAGTAGAAAGTGGTAAAGTATTTGATATTTTAAAACAACCTGCTATTTATCGTGGTGAGTTTTTAAATACTAAAGAATGGATTGAAGCCTGTTTTATTTATTTGTTATCTAGTGGTAATTTATACCAAAGAAAAACAAATTTAGTTGATCAGGGTAATTTTGATGCACTAGAAATTATACCTAGTGGAATTATACAACCATTAGAGCCTACAAGTTATTTAACTATGACTAGTGGATATAAATTAACAGATAAACAAAAGCAATATAGAATAGATGCTGACATAATAAGCCATTTAAAGTACATTAATCCTACTACAATAGGCTTAGATTCTTTAGAAGGTTTAGCACCATTACAAGCTGGTTTATATTCTCTAACTGGATCTACAGATATTCAAAAGGCTTTAAGCGTATTAGTAAAAAACCAAGGTGTTAGAGGTATTTTAACTAATGAATCTAATCGTAATGGTGGTGGGGTTAAATTAGGTCGTGAAGAAGCAAAAGCTGTTAAAGATAAAATTGCTTCAATGATACGTGGTATTGATAAAGTTAATCAAGTAGCCGTTACTGGCGCAAGTTTGAAATATCAAGCTATGGGAATGACTGCTAATGATTTACAATTGATGCAATCAGGCGTTTTAACTGATAGACAATTATGCAATTTATTTAATATTGATAGTAAGTTATTTAACGATCCTTCATCTAGTACGTTTAATAATTTAAATGAAGCTACTAAAGGAATGTATAACAACGCTATACTACCAAACCTTAATAAAATAGTAGGTAAGTTAAATCAAGATATTGTTAAGCCTTTAAATATTAGATATAGAACTAATGAAGAAGTAAGGATTGACACTACACAAATTGAAGCTTTACAAGCTGATCAAAAACAACAAGCTGAAAAGAACAAAATTAATGTAGAGGGTTTTAGTGATGTTTTAAATATGCCAATATCTAACGATTCTAAAAAAGAGGTTTTAAAATACCACTACAGCATTACAGATGAATTAGCTGATAAAATTGTAACAGATGGAACAAACGAAAGCGAATAAAATACAAGACTTACTTAGAAAAAAAGGATTAAGCGAAAAGGCTACTAAATCTATAAAAGAGAAGTTAAAAGCCTTAAAAGAAAATAAAACCATTGAAAAATGATTTGTAAAGAACTAAATACAACATACGAAACAAAAGCTGAATTGTTCAAGGCTTTAAAAGATAATGCGCCTGATATTATTTCTTTAAAACGTAGCACGATACAAAAGAGCTTTGAAAAGGGTTTAGGTGTTAATGCTAAATCAATAGATGTTACCAAGTTGGGAACAACTACAAAAGGTATTTTAACTGATTCAAATTATTATTACATAGCAGTTAACACTACTAAAATATTAGATAGTCATTCTGATTTACACGTAGATGGTATTTGGAATAAAACAGTTAACGAGCAACAAGGAAAAAACTATTTAGTTACTGATCATAAAATGGAATTAGCTAATGTAGTAGCTAAAAAAGAAAACATTGAAATGTTATTAGCTGAGATTCCTTTTAGTTCAATAGGTAAAGATTACGCTGGTAATACACAAGCATTAATTTATAAAGTAGCTAAAGATGATATTATTAACCCACTAGCAAAAGAATGGCTAGAATCAGGTAGTGATATTGAGGCTAGTGTACGTATGCAATACGTTAATATCAAATTAGCATTAAATTCTGATAGTAAAGAAGATGCAACTGAAAAAACTAATTTTGATAACCATATTAACACAATAGCTAATAAAGCTGATTTTGAAGAATTAGATTACTTTTGGATTGTTTCAGAAGCTAAAAATATAGGTGAATCTAGTTTAGTATTAAGGGGTTCTAATGGAGCAACTGGATTACTAGATAATAAAAATATTGAGCCGTCACCAGCTGACACTCATAAATTAGAGCCGTCCGATAAAGACACTCAAACCGATACTGAAGGCACTAAGTCTAAAGGTCATAAATTAAATAAATTCATATAAAATGAAAACATTAAATGATTTCCTTGTAGAAAAAGGAATTGAAATGTCAGCTTTTGAAAAAATGGAAGGTGACGCACAAGCAAAATTATACGTAAAGTATAATGAAGAATTAAAAAAAGCTTACAATGATTTAGCAGATAAATCAGCTACTAAAGAAGAATTAAAATCTTTAGCAGATGCAATTGAAAAAGCTAGAGAAGAACAAGTAGAGCACTTAAATGCTACACTTAAAACAATGGGATTAGCAATTAAAAATGCTAAAGACGTTTCTAAAGATGATGTATCTTTAACTTCAAAAGAATCTTTAACTAAAGGATTAGAAGCAAAAGCTGAGGAATTAAAAGCTATGTCTGAAACTGGTCAAGGTAAAGTTACTATGAAAGTAGTAGGTGATATGACTATCATAGGTAACGTTTCAGGTGGTAATGTACCAGTAGAACAAAGAGAAGCAGGTGTTAATAACATTGCTAGAAGAAGAACGTTTATTAGAGATTTAATTTCTAACGGTGTTGCAACTTCTAATCTTATTTCATGGGTTGAGCAAACAGGAGTTGAAGGAGCACCTGCTGGAACTGTAGAGGGTACTTTGAAAAATCAAATTGATTTTGATTTAGTAGTAGTTTCTTCAGCTGTTAAGAAAAGAACGGCATTTATCAAAGTATCTACAGAAATGTTAGGTGATATTGATTTTATGCGTTCGGAAATTAACAACGAATTGACACAAAGATTATCTTTAGATATTGACGATCAAATCTTAAACGGTGATAATGTAGGGCAAAACTTAAACGGTATTATACCACAATCAACTGCTTGGGCGGCTGGAGCATTTGCTACTAGTGTAGTAGATCCTAATATTGCAGATGTATTAACAGTAGCAGATAATCAAATTGAAGTAGCTAACCACATGACTAGTGTTTATGTTGTTCATCCTACTGATATGACTGCTTTAAGATTAGCTAAAGCGACAGATGCACAATATGTAGATAGATTACAAGATGTAGCTGGTCAAATGTCTTTAGATGGTATTCCAGTAGTAAAAAATACAGGAATTGCACAAGATACATTTTTAGCTATGGATGGTTCAAAAGCTTCAGTTTTTTCAAGAGGTGAAATGACTATTCAAGTTGGTTTAGATTCAGATGATTTTACTAAGAACATGAGAACTGTTTTAGTTGAATGGAGAGGATTAAACAGAATTAAAGGGAATGATACAGATGCTTTTGTAACTGGTACTGTTTCAACTTCAATTACTGCTTTACTTAAACCATAAGTAATAATATAATTACACTAAAGCCTGACATTAACGTGTCGGGCATTTGGTGGTAAAAGACTTTAAATTATGAAAATTAAGATATTAAAAGATCATGTTAGTGGATTAAAGGCAGGAGAAATGAAATCACCTACTGATGCAATAGCAAAGAAATTAATTGCAAACGGATTAGCAGAAGAAGTAAAAGCGACAAGAAAACCAAAAGAAAAGAAATAAAATGTTTTTAACGCCTACAGATTTTACAGGATTTTACGCTATTAGTAATGGTGGTGCAAATCAAAACGACAAGATAGAAGCTTATATTGAAGAATATGAATCTGATTTTTTGCGTGATTTGTTAGGGGTTGAGTTATACAATTTATTTGTAGCTGATTTAGATCCAATTACGGGGTTACCAGTTACGGCTAGATTCTTAGATATTTACAACGCTATTTATTTAGATGATAATAACTGTATAAGAGAATCAAAAGGAATTAAAGAAATGTTAAAAGGCTTTTGTTATTTTAATATAGTACGTGATTCTGATTTTCATAACACAATTAGCGGTAATGTAAAGAATGAGTTTAGCAATGCAACTAGCGTTACTACTATACAAATGGGGTTAAATGAGCGTTATAACGTAGCTTTAGGGTATTATAATACTATTCAATGGTATATTTGCGAAAATTCGTCTGATTACCCTGAATACAACGGACAACATAAAGAAGTTGAAGTATGGCTATAAAGGAACAAATAACGGTACGAGTTAGTTCAACTGATGTTGTTACTTATCCAGCTGATGCAGATTTTACCACAGATGCTATAGAATGGACAGATTTTAGAGGTTATACGCTAAATATTTGGTTTCCTACTTTGAATGGTGGTAATCCTAAACCTACTATAGAATTTCAAGCTTCTAATACTACAGATTTAGCTAGTTTTACAACTTATGAAAATATAAATAACTTTTCATTGCCTGAATTATTTGAGGATGAATATTTTACGCCTAAATATATTAGGTTTGTCTATACTTCTACTAATGTTGGTGGTGGTTCTACTGTTACTTTTAACTTAAATAGAAATATACTATGAGTATAAACGTAAAAGATAAAATAAAAAACGGTTTTGCAGATTATAATGACTCTTCTACTAGTACTACTCCCGTTACTTTATTAGCTAATACTTGGACTGATATACCTAATGATGGTTTAGGTGCTTTTACTAATTTAAAAAGTTTACCATTCGGGATTAATCAACTAATGGATAATAGTACTGGTTATATTGATCCTACACAATTATTTATAGGTGATACTATATTTGTTAGAAATGATTATACAATAACACCTAGTGTAAATAATAGCCTTTTAAAGTTTAGGTATGAATTAGGTACGGGAGCTGGTATTTACCAACTTGAAACTATAAAAGGGCGTTTAGATAGTGGTTCAGGCGTTGGTTATAGATTAGCCTTAAAACCTGATTTAATTTATATGGGTGATAGTAACACAAAAGATAATTACATTAAAATACAAGTTAACTTAGAAAATGACGGTACTTTAGAAAATGCTGGTACAGTAATACAAGTTGTAAAAGGGGGTGTATGATAGTAATTTACAGAGATAATAACGCTAATGCTATATTTGTTGAAGATAATAACGGGGCGCAATTTTTAAATAATTTACAAGCCGTACAAGATAACCCAACTGATAGTACACTTTCAGTAGTTGATATTGCTAGGGATATAGAAATACTTTCAGATATTGAGTATACAGAATTTGAAGATAATAATGGTATCCCATGGGGTACGGATGGGCAAACTACTACTAATAATTTAAACGCTATTTTTCAAGCTACTGGCGGTGGTGGTGGTAATATTCCTGTAATAACTTCTAACTTAACTGTAAATTTAGTTCAAGGTCAAACACTTAATTATGAATTAACTGCTGATTATGGGGTAGGTTATGAGTGGGATTTATCTACTGTTTCTGATATTGTTAATGTAGAAGGTAATGTAAGAAAATTAATAGGCGGTTCATCTTTAGTTAATGGTACTTATAACATACCAGTAAAAGCTATTAATTATTATGGTGAAAATTCTGAAACTATTGTTTTAACTGTTTCAAGCCCTCCATTTAGTAATACAAAAAGCGTGTTTTTTAGACAAAATGACTATTGCAGTTTAACGGCTAATACTTCAAACCCTCTTTATAGAAGCGGTAATAATACTGGTACAGCTTGGTCAGTTGGTTTTTGGTTTAAGGCTGGTACATCTAATAATCAAAATCAAACAGTATTATGTTTTGGCGGTAATGATACAAATAATGAAGGACGGGTACAAATAAGATATAATGGTAACAATGGTTCTAGGCAAAGAATGGCTGTATTTTACGGCACTAATAATAATAATTTAGATATATTTAGTTCTAGCAATTCTACTACTTCAGGTGTTTGGGATCATTGGTTATTTGTTTATGATGGTGGAACTACTGAAAATGGAAGTGGTGGAATAAATACAAGTTATTCACGTTTTAAAATATATAAAAATGGAGTATTAGAAACACCTACTAATACGAATTCTAATTTTGGCTTTAGCGGTGGTATAGTTACTGACGAATTTAGATTTGCTAGACAAACGGGCGGAGGTCAATATATGAGGAATTGCAATGTAGATGAGTTAGCAATATGGGCAAGTGATGAAAGTTCAAACGCTTCTACTATTTATAATAGTGGTTCACCTTTTGATTTAAACACATTAACAAGCGCCCCTAATAATTGGTGGCGTATGGGTGATGGCGACACGTACCCAACTTTACAAGATACAAACGGTACTTTAGATGCTACTATGGTTAATATGACAGTAGCCGATATTGTAAATGATGTACCATAGTTATTAATTATGATTTAAATACATAAAATATAATAAAAAAAAGTTAAATTTGTTATAATAAAAATATTGCGTTAAGTTGCTTTGCGCATGGTATAAAGCACACTAAATTAAATTAAATTAAATTTTAAAATTATGGCAACAAATGCTTGTAGTAATGGTGCTAGTAATACGGGTCAACCGTCTTGCGTACCAAAAAAAAATGTAGATGCTGGGATAATCCTAGTAAAACAAGTAGCGGATGATGGAACGGTAAATAAAATCCTTTCTTCAGATGCAGTAAACGCTTCTTATGTAAGCGCATTAATTAATAATACTGATACTTCAAAAAGATGGTATCCAGTAATGAACTTGAAAACCGTAATCGGTGAAAGAGCAGAACCAACTACACAAGATATTGACGGTGTATCGTTTAACACTAAAGTAGGTACTAGAACTTATGACGGTATGGTTTACGGCGCACAAGCTAACCCACAGTTTGAAGGCGTTTTAAATTCTTTTGCAAACGGTAAATACGGTTATTTTAAAATTGATATTAACGGTAATTTAACTGGTATTATTAATGAAGATGGTGATTTAATACCTATCAAAATTGAATTAGGTACTTTATTTTCAGTTTATAAAGAACCAACAGCTACAGAAGTGCAAAATGTTCATTTGAAGTTTATGGTAAAAGAATCTGTAAAAGATGCTGATTTAAGAACTTTAGATGCTCAAACTATTACAACAGATTTACTAGAAATTTCAGGTTTAATTGATGTAACAGGTGTAGCAACTTCACCAAGTACAACAGGTTTTGTATTAACTAACAAAGTAATTTACGGTAATCCGTTTGTATTACCAGCGTTTAGCGGTGCGGTATTAGCTGATTATGCTATCTATAATGAAACTACTTCATTATCAGTAACAGCTACTTCAGTTACAGAAGGTGCTGACGGTGTTTACACATTTGTAATGCCAGCACAAACTTCAGCAGATGTATTAACAGTAACACTTTCAAAAGTAGGCTTTGAAATGTCACCAATTACAGTTACAATACCTTAATGAAGGAATTTGTTAAAAGTCATTTTAATAAATTAGCTTTTAAAAATGTTAAATTCTCTGAGTTCAAAGCTACATACGCTGGAAAACTCAGAGGGTTTGATATTGCTGAAGTAGCTAAGGAATTAGGAATTGACACTACTGAAAAGCCTAAAAAGGCAAAAACAGTAAAAAAAGAAGAAAAATAAAATGTTTAAAGATACTAGTTTATTCAAATATGCCACTGATCTTATAGGTTTGAAAAACCAAGAAGATAATATATTTAAGCTAGTATTAGATAACAGATTTATTAAAGAACTAATTACGCACCTAAATACTGATGAACAGTTAGGAAAAGACAAAGTAGACAGTTTAGGTGCGCATTTAGGTACTTATTCCAATGCCACAGAAGTAATAACAAAAGGGCGAAAAAAAGCTGGATCATTTATAGATTTAAATGATAAGGGTGATTTTTGGGATAGTTGGAAAGTACAAGTAAAAAAAGCATTAATTAATATAGATGCAAATCCTTTTAAAGAAGATACTAATTTATTTGATGAATACGGTATAGACGTTTTAGGATTAACTGATAATAATTTACAAATTTTAATAAATGAAGCAACTAAGCTCTATATTCAGTACTACAGAAAAAACTTACCAATCAATTGAGTTTATGCCAATTTGGAATTGGTACGAAATTTTAAAAACAGGTGATTTAAAACATTTATTTATTAGCGGTAAAGGTAGAGTTAATGAAAAAATTGGTGTATTGTGGGATCAATTACAAGATGAATATATTGATTTGTTTGGATTGGATGAGAAATTCACAAAGAGAATTAAACTATTAAAGAAAAAAGCGATATTAAATTATGAATATATTTTGACAAAAGATAGGTTTATTAACACAAAATTAGCTATATTAGAAGCTGATTTAGAGCAATTAAATTCAGGTGAAGCAATTGGTTTTTATTCGTTAAAAGACCACTTAGAAAAGTACAAAGGTTTTAGAATAGACCCAAAAGAATTTACAGTAATAGAATGGCACACCGCCTTAAAGAATATGAGTAATGGCTAAACCGATAAAAGGAAGTGAAATAATAGAAGATGGTCATTTAAAAAATGCAATCACACAAGCTGAAACGCTAAAGAAAGTTTATACTGAATTAGATGCACAGATTAAAAAAACGGCTTCAACTGCTAAAAGTGGTTTAGGTGGTGTAAATCCTAATTCAGCTCAGGGTATTCAAAAAATAAACGCTGAAGTACAAAAATCTATAAACTTAAAAAAGCAATCTAAAACCGTAACCGATCAACTACGACAAGCGGAAGATTTAGAGGTAAAAGCTAAATTAAAATTAGCTGAAGCAACTAGAATACAAAAAAAGGAAATAAGGGAAACTATAAAGCTAGAAAACGCTGAAGCTGGTTCATTAAATAAATTATCATTACAGGTAAAAAAATATGAACAAGAATTAAGAAAATTAAATTTAACTACTGTTTCAGGTAGAAAAAGACAACAAGAATTAATTACTAAAATTAATCAGTCTAACGCCGTATTTAAAAAGAATAGTAGTGCCTTATCAGCGCAAAGAATAAATATAGGTAATTATTCTAGTGCTTTAAAAGGTGCTACGGGTAGTTTAAGGTCTTTCGCTGGTGCATTAGGTTTGACAAGTGGTATATTTTTACTAGCACAGGGGTTAAAATCTTCAATAGGTTTAATAATAGATTTTGAACAAGCTAACGCTAATTTAGCTTCTATATTAGGTACAACTAAAGAGGGTATAAATGAACTAACAGAAGATGCTAAAAGATTAGGAGAAGCTACAGCTAATACTGCTTCAGAAATTACTCAACTTCAAACAGAATTAGCAAAATTAGGATTTACACGTCAAGAAATATTAGATTCTACGGGGGCGATACAACAACTAGCACAAGCAACGGGTACAGATTTAGCTCAATCAGCTACGCAAGTAGGTTCAGCTTTGAGGATTTTCGGTTTAGAAGCTACTGAATCACAAAGGGTAGTAGACGTGTTAAGTGCTTCAACTTCTAAAAGTGCTTTAGATATGTCTAAACTAGCTACAGCATTACCTATAGTTGGTACTACAGCTAGTGTAGCTGGTTTAAGTATTGAAAGAACTACGGGTTTATTAGGTGTTTTATCTGATAGGGGTATAGATGCAAGTACTTCAGGAACTGGATTAAGAAAGATATTTTTAGAATTGGCAAAAAGTGGTCAAACATGGGATGAAGCCATGACACAGATTAATGAATCGACTAATAAAAATAAAACGGCTGTAGAATTGTTTGGTGTACGTAGTGCGACTATGGGGGTAATTTTAGCAGAAAATAGCGCACAAGCTGATGAACTTACCAAAGCTTTAGAAATGTCAGGCGGTACGGCTAAAGAAATGGCTGACACTCAATTAGATACTTTAGCTGGTGCTTTAAAATTATTAAAGTCAGCTTATGAAGGTTTTATTTTGAGTTTAGCTAATGGAAATGGTGCGTTAAGTGGTTTAAAAGTTGGTATTAAATTTTTAGCTAATAATTTTAGAACTATTGTTAAAGTTCTAGGTCTAGTAATAAAAACTTTTATTTCTTTTAAAGCTGTTATGCTATCTTTAAAAATGGCAGACAGAATAAAAGAATTTAGAGCTTATAATAAAACAGTAGGTAAATCAGGGAGCGCAATGTCAGAAGCGAGTGTAAAAGCTAAGGCATTTGGAAAAGCATTAAAAGGTATAGGAATGGCGGTAGCTATAACTTTATTAATTGAATTAGCTGTAGCGTTTTATGATATTGCTAGTGGTGCGGCTGAAGCACGTAGACAACAAGACTTATTTAATAAAGCACAAGAAAATTCAAGCAAATTTGGTAAAGAATTTAATGATATAACAGACGAAAAAATAAAAAACAAAACTAAAGAATTAGAACTTTTAGTAGCTGAAGGTAAATTAACTAAAGAACAAATGGATCTTCAGATTAGAGATCTACAAATACAAAAAGAAAAAAATGCTTTAAAAATTGTAAAAAGAAGTCAAGACAGAATTAAATTATTAAAAGAAGAAAATAGGCAATTAAGAATAAAAGCTGATATAGATTCAGAAAATATAAAAAACAACTCTAATTTAAGAGGTTTTGAGAAAATAGAGCGAGAAAATAATTTAAGAAGAATATTAAACGCTGAAATAAAAATTAATAACGGGCAAATAGTTCAGCAAAACGAAATTATAAAAGAATTTTCTAATATAGCAAATGATACTAACGACACTATACACGACTACACCGTAAACATAGCTGATAATAGTGGTAAGTTAAAAAGAAATACGGCTGATATAGAAGATAATACTAAAGCTATAAAAAAACGTTCTGAAGAAATACGTAAAATAGATATAGAAGAAGCTAAAAAAAGAAAGTTAGCTTTAGATTTAGTTGAAGATGGGCGTGAAGATCCACAAATAAAGATAGATGAAAGATTAGAAGCTGAAAAGAAAGCACAAGAAGAACTTGTAGCTATGACAAAGAAAATGTTTGATGATTTAAATAATATTTTGCAACTTAGTTTACAAAGTGCAGTTAATAACATTGATTCACAAATAGAAAAAGGTAATAATAGAATTACTGATTCTGAAACTAGAATAAACGATTTAAAACAACAAGCACAACTAGGTAATTTAGATGCTCAAGAATCAGTAAAAGCAGAAAAACAAGCTATCGCAAATGAAAGAGAAAACATAGAAGCACTTGAAAAGAAAAAAAGAAACTTATTAATTTTAGTGACTGGATTAAATTTAGCAAATCAAAAGATTCAAGCTGGTGATGGTTCAGGCTTAGAAAGTGCGGGAAGTGAAATAAAAGGCTTTGTAGATAAATTAAAAGGATTTTATAAAGGAACTGAAACTACTTTAGGTGCTGATTTAGGGAATGCTTATGCAATTAGCGGTGACAAAGATACGCATATAATTAAAGCGCATAAAGATGAGCATATTATAGGTGTAGAAAATAGCCGTAAATTAGGTAACATGAAACAAAGCGACATTGTAAAAGGTGCGCTTATGCTAAAAAACGGTGAATTTGTAGGTCGTAGGGCTATTAATGCGGTAAACTCAATAGATAGCTATAATGATTCACGTATGGTAGATGCAATAGCTAAAAATACACAAGCAATTCAAAACATACAAATACCTGAACACAAATTTAATTATGATGCACTTTCTAAAATAGCAACTGAAACTATTAGAATAGGAAATAAAACTATTAATAACCACAAACCAATGTTTTAAATTATGGCAACTATTTCGAGTTTTAAAATAAATGGTCAAGAGAATTTACCGCCTAGAGAATGGCAGAATTTAGAAGTAAATGCAACCTTTGATAATGATAGCGTACAAGCTAATATTAACTTTAGTGCTTTAAACTTTGTTGATCAATCTAATGAAGTAATTAAAGATTGGTTTTTTAATAACGTTGGTGCTACAGAGGGCATACCATTTGAAATTACAGTTAATAATTACATACCTTTTAGCGGTTACTTAGATTGGAATACTTACAAAGTAAAAGGAACTAATGAAAGTGAAATGAGTTTAGTTAAAACTAATTCATTAAATGGAGTTAGTGAACGTGCGCAAGGTATAAGTATGTTATTACTTCAAAATTTAGATGCTAATTTAGCTGGTGCAATGCCTACTAGTATGGGCGTTAATATACCTTATTTAATTGAGAATAGAAAAACACTTTTAGAAAACTTACAACTTATAGGAACGGCTTTTATAACTGTAAAAAGTGGTATTGATGAAATATTTAAATTTATTAATATTAGTGCTGATATTACTACTTTAGGAGTAGCACAAGCATTAATTAACCTTAGTACTACTATATTAAATTTAGTAGTTATAATTAACAGCTTAGTAGAACAATTAAAAGCAATACAAAAAGCTTTATTTCCATTGGTTCGATATCATAGAGGTATTAAATTAAAAACTTTTTTAGAACAAGGTGCTGAATACATGGGTTATACTTTAGATACTGGTACTGGTGCTTTTAATACGGTTTTAGAAAACGTGGTACTTTGCCCACATAAAACAGATGAAGAGGGTGCGCCAGTCGGTTTTTTCGGTGCTGGTTTAAACTTTTTTCAAAGTACTTTAAGCGGTATTTTAAAGCCTAATGATTATGGATATACACTTTCGGAAGCATTTGATTTATGTAACAAATTATTTTATACTAAAGTAGCCGTATCAAATGGAGTTATTAAATTATTACCTTATAACGATTCTTCATGGACTTTAAATCCAGCTTATAATATGCCCGATATACGTATTGAAGATTCACCATTTACTTCTAATGGTATTCAATCTTACAACGTAGACGAATTAAAAGTACGTACATTTATAAATTACGCTGATGACGATAGCGACAAACATACTATAACAGATGTAAATGATTCATTTTCAGAAACAATAGTTTCACCTATTACAGTAAATGATACTAGAAATGTTTTAATAAAAGGCGTAGATTCAATTGAAATACCATACGCTTTATGCGTTAGAAAAAATGCACTTGATGAATTATTTGAAGCGTTTCAATCTTTAGTAGGCGCTAATCAAACAATGATAGCAGATATAAAAGAAATATTTGAAACTTTATCAGATTTTTTTGATCAAGGTTTAGAAAGTAACAATAATTTTTTATTAGCTATTACTTTGCGTGAAGGTGCAATGAAAGTAGAAAATCATTTTTTTAGCACTCCTAAAATAGTATATTTAGAAAACGATAAAATACCAACTAATTTTACTGATAAAGTAGGGGCGGTTGCTTTGTATAATAATTATCATAGTTATAAATCTTTTGTATCAGGAATTAAAGACCCTACTAATTTAAATAATACAAATCAAAAGAAAATATTTACTGATGTACGTATTCCTTTTGGTGCTGAATCTTTTGCACAAATAATAAATAATTCTTTTTTTAATGATTCTAACGGAAATTTGAGTAAATTTACAAGTGTTAACTGGAATGTTGACGGAGATTTTGCAATAGTAAGCTATTACACATTTGAAAAGTATATTGATAATTTAATAGAAGTAACTGTATGAATTTAAAGGAACAATTGAAAGGTGCTACAGATGGTTTAAATGGAGCTTTAGAACATTTAAAAGGTATTCAAAAAGAATTATTATCTAAAGCCACACCTGAAGAAAAAGCACAGTATGACAGATGGTTAAAACGTCAGAAACAACAATTTAATAAAAAATAAAATGAATGATTTTCAAGTACTAGATACTAAATTTTATAATGAACTTAGAAACGGATCTAATTTTTCTAATAATCTAGGCGATTATACAGATATTTTAGTAGGTAATGTTGGTGAAACTATACAGCTAATTAGAACCGTATCTATTTATACTGAAGTAAAAGCTATTGATTTTGGTTCATTTAATTATGTAGCTGGTTCTAGTTATGGAACTTTTACTTTTGGGGGTAATTGGTTTTTAGAAGGTTTAAGCGTTGGTGCTACTGTTAATATTTCTTGGAATGGTAATACGGTAAGTGAAACTATATTTAGTGTAACGGGTTCAAATGGTAATGTTTTAAATGTGACTAAAATTAATTTAGATTTAGCTGGGTTAGTTGATTCAGATAGAACAGATTTTGAAATAGTTGTAACTAGTGTAGCTGATCGAGTTTTTTATAAGTATGGCTTAAATCAACTAACTTCTAATAATAATAATTATCAATCACCTTTTGATAATAACGAACAAGCATATTATAGTAATAGTTTAACTGGTGTATTTCAAACTTTAACACCTATTATTTCAAATGGTTCTAGCTGGGATCTAGGAACGGTTGAAATGAAAGCTACAGCTAGTTTAGATTATGCACACCAATACGAAATAAAGCACACTTTTAAAATACCTTATTTTGTAGATGGTCAATTAAATAACATTGAAGATTTATTAACACCATCTAATTTAGTTGGTACCAATTCTTTTAAGTATGGTTATGGTTTTTTCTTAGCTGAAACAAATAATAACTATAATCGTATTTTTGAAGATGCTGGTTTTACTGGTTCAGTAGGTTATTACAATGAAAATTTTAATGGTTTTAATAATGATTATGAAATACAAAATTTAGTAATATCTAATTCTTATTCATCACAAACTTTAGAAGGTACAGATACAAATACTGTAACTTTTCAAATTAAAAATAACGCTAGTAACTTTGTAGCTGGTCAAGAGGTAATCATAAAACATAGTAAACTACCAACTGATTCAGAATATGCTAATAAAAATAATACTTTTGATGATATTTGGTTAACTGATAGCTTAGAAACTGAAGTTGGTTTTGTAGGTATTAATAGTACAATAATAACAGGTTGTTCAGTTTCATTAAATGCTGATACAACTTTATTAGATGTTGGTTTTACAGTTAGTTATTCAGCTAGTCAACAATTATTAATTGAAGATACTAAAAATTGGCTAATGTCTGTCTTAATAGATGACAATTCAATAGCGCCTGATATATCTACTAGGGTTAATTTAAAAATAGATTCTAAATTATGGAGTTTTGATAATGATGTAGCTGGTTTAGTTCAAGGTAATGATATAGTTTTTTATAAATCAGATTCTGATATAGTACAATTCGGTTCTAAATTAACTAATTTTACTGGTTGGGATGGTGATTTTTTAGGGGTTAGATTTATTTTTGAAACTAAAGCTAGTGAATACGCTACTGTAAAAGATTGTACATTTAGATTAATAGCGTATAAAAATGACGTAGAACAATTTGAAATATCAAACACTACTTTTAATTTAGGTCGTGGAGTATTTACAGACCCTAATATAACTACCTATCAGTATCAATTAGCTAATATAAATTATCAAAATTCATTTAATATAACAGCTGATGAAAGTTTTAATAGATTAACTTTAGCTTCTACTGTACCAGTTTACGGTACAGTTTATCAAGAATGGGTAGGTACTTTAGCATTTGAAGTAAAATGGAGAGAATGGATAGCTAATAATAATGTAGCTAATATTTTTTATGATGCTACTGAAGAAAATAATAATTTAAATGAAAAGACTTCTAATTATTCGGGGCTAAATAGTTATGATATTTATGGCGTAGTTGATTTAAATATAGGGAGTAATCAAGGTGCTGATACTGTTTACCGTATATTTTCAGATATTTCTAGTGAATTAGATTTTGATGTAAGCGGTTCTAATCCTTTTACTGGTACAACTTTTTTCTATGATATTAACAATCAAATTACTGATAACATTTATAATAATCAAGATGTTAGGATTGAAATAGAATTTGATCATACTTTAGGTATTTTACCAAAAGTACAGGGTGAAATTTTTATAGAAAGAGTAGGACAAATTTCTAATATTTGGAGGTTATCAACTCAAAAAGATTGGAGTAACGATCTAAATCCTTTAAAGGCTTCAGATACTTTATCTAGTGGTAACACAACAGTAGTAGAAATAATAAATGTATCAAACAAAGTAACATTAATTTGTAATACTAATAATTTAAATTTAGATCCAAACATTGAATATAATGTTTACGGTCGTTTATATGATTAAAAAAATATGATAAAATTATACCCCCCTAGTAGCTTTTTAAGAAATGACGTCTATTTAGCAACTAAAAGAACAGTAGAAAGTTTAGAAGTAACTATTTATGATGATTCGACAACGTGTAAAAATTACTATGTTTGTGCTGATTCATGTTTACCAGTATTTGCTAATTTATCAAGCGACAATACAAAATTTAATGATTTATCTAGTCATATCTATGGAACTGTAAAAGGTGCTACAGTAATAGCTACATTGACAAGCAGTAACGGATTAAATGAAATAATAATTGATTCTAGTTATGGTGATTTTTACCCTATGAATGATTTAAAATTAAAATACTGGGGTTTAGTATTAAATTGGCGTACAATAGCAACATCTAAAGGGTTTGGTAAATATAATTTAAATATTGAAATTAAAAATGTAGCTGGTAATACTATACTAGAGGAAGATTTTTGTTATAGATTAATGCCGTTTAGTTGTGAAAATGCAGATGGAACGGTGAGAATAACAACGTATAAAAATGGTTATATTGAAAACGGTTTAGACTATAGAGATTTATCAATAGGTGACTGGGTAACTCAAACAAGGTTAAACGGATCATTAAAACTAGATGAAGAAAATGTAACGATTGATAATTTACAATTGAATAACGGTGATTTGCATCAAATACAAACACAAATTACTGATAACTTTGATTTAACTATTAAACAAGTTTCTAATTCGGTTAGCACTAGCGTTATTAAAGATGATTTACTAGCAAATAAAATGCAAATAGATGATTATAATAATAATAATGTGATTGATTATAAAAAGCAGTTTGTTAGCCTTTTAAGTATTGATAAACCTATTCAACATGAATACAATGGTACTTTATCTTATATTATTAAATTAACTGAGTACAACCAAAGTACAAGAAAACGAAATTTTTGATTATATTTGTATTGATTAAAGTGTAACAATTTTAACAAACTATGATTTTACCTATTAAAATATTAAGTGATGTAATAAGCACTACTGAACATAAACTATTAATTAGTAATGTAATAACTAATGTAGATGGTAGTTTTACTTTGTATGTTAATTATACTTATTACTTAAATTCTCAAAGATCAATAACTATAGATGGTGTTGATTATAGAATAAAATCATTCGCTTTAAATGAATCATTAACTGTTACGGGTTCAATTATACCTACTGCTACTGAATTTACTATTACACCACCTGTTTTTAAACATGGTACACCAAAAAAAGTTGATGGTGAAATATCAAACCAAAACACAAAAGAATATCCTTTTATTTGGTTACTCGAATTTTTAGATATTGATTACAATGATCGTTTTGAAGATGCTGAGAATATTACACCTGATTTAAATTTATTCTTTTTAACTGATACTTATTATCAAGACTGGGATATAGACAAACACTACACAGAAGCAATACATCCAATGCTTAATGAAATAGATTTTTTTATTAGAACTATAAAAAAAAGGCGTGATTTATTTGGTGAATTAGATTCGCATACTGTAACTAACCACGTTAATTTTGGTGAATATATTACTAACAAAGGTTATGATAAACAAATTTTAAACGGTCAATTAAGTGGATGCCAACTTAAAATTGAATTGCCTTATGTAATTGATGTTTGTAATACTATGCCAGTAGTATCAATTTGTAACCCTGTTAGCATTTATGAAAATAATGTTTTTAAGGAATATGTACAAGCTGGGGGTAGTTTTTATTATAATACTTCAGGCGGTGGTGATGCTATACAAACAATTAAAGATTCAGATAGTAATGTACTTTATACAAATGTTATACCAAGTGGTGATAATGAAACACAAATTATAACAGATTCAACGGTAACTAATTCAGATTCTAGTTATAACGAAAGTATTTTAGCACAAGGAACCTTAATTCTTCAAGATGTAACAAATATAGATTCTGACGGCACTTCTACACCTACACCAGCTCAAACTGCTTTTGTTTGTACGCCAGCTGTTTCTTATCCTATTTCATACGTTCGAGATAATGGACGTTATCAAATTACTGAGTTTTTAACTTATGACATTAAATGGTATAAAGACAATACAACTGTTTTTGATTACACAGTGGAGGGCATTAAACCTATTTTAGATTCTTCTGATGAAACAAAATTAATAAATAATAACGCTTTCGGCAATTTAGATAGAGCTACTAACGATTTAGGTGGCACTGTGTTTGATGGTTCTGACGGTTCAACTATTGATTATTTAGTAGACCATTATACGGGTTTAGGGTGGTATTTAAACGATATTTATATAGGTTCTAATGATTGGATAGGTAATAATTTAATGATGCAGACTTTTACTTATGGTGGTTTTTCTGATTGGCGTTTTCCTAATAGAATAGATATAAATCAAATTTCTATTACAGATGGGTTTACTACTTTATTAACTCCATATAAAACTTTTAGTAAGTTTTTACATTATCTTTTAAACTCTGGTTCAGCTGTATCTATTCCTTTTTGGTGGGAGGGTAAAAGCTACCTTGACCCTGCTAGATTTACCTCAACTAATCCTAATACTAATTTTACAAATGTTAGTTCACTAGCAGTTAGAAATCACTTTTAATATGGGTAATATAATTATAAAATGTTGCGGTAATTCATCTAATAATACACCTATCCCTATAGGATATGATACAGACGCTCAATTGTATTTTGATGCGGTAGGTGATGTACCCGAAATTATAAAACCAGCTATTAATGATGTATTCGTAGGCTTAAAAAGTTTGGGTTATTTTCAAGACCCTAATTTTTGGATGATAATAAACACGCCTACTTTAAATTGGCAAAACTCACTTATAGAAATTAAAAGTTTAGTCACAAACAGTACTTTTGCAAGTCAAACAACGGCACAATTTACAACCAAAGGATCTTACCCAAGTGTGCAAAAAGGATTTTTAGCAAGTGGCTGGTTAAGTTTAGATTTTACGCCTAGCATAAATATGGTGCAAAATGATACTACTGAGGTATTTGTAACTTATAAAGATGAGATAAACGCTGGAACATTTAATTACGGCTCACGAAACACAAACTCACAAGCTACTTTGTTCAGCACTAACTTTTCTAATCAAGTTCAGCACGCTTGCTATGCTTATGCACCGAACGCTGGATTAACACAAGGGGCGAATAGTGGGAATGCTGGTGTTTATATTAGTACTAGAAAACCAGATTTAAGCTCGTATATTGCTTTAAATGGTTCAATAATAGCCACAAATGTAAATGGTGGCGGTTCTCTTACTACTAGAAATATATACATAAACGGATTTAAAAACAATACAGCATCAACTCCTGCTTCAAGAAGAAATCAATCTTCTTCTATTGTTTGGGGTGCTTTTAATTCTGTGCCTGATGTAGACGTGACAGCACTTAGTACTATATTTGAAACTTACCAAAACACAACACAACAAAAACAAGGTTTACAAACTAAAGGTATAGTTTTTGACGGTAATTCGCATATGGTTTATCAAGCTAGTGCAACGGCTAGAAAATTAGCTTATGACTTAATAATGCAAGGCTACGAGCATACAAACTGCGGAGTACCAAGTCAAGGTACGCCAGCCATGATAGCTGATTATGCAAGCGAAATAGCACCTAAATTTAATGCTACTTATACGGATAATATTTTAGTAGTTCAAGAAATGACAAACGATTATTTTTTTGGTTCGACTAAAGAGCAAACTCTACAAAACATAAAAGATTATTGTTTATTAGCACAAGCTACTGGATTTACGGTTATTTTAGTCCCTTTATTTTGTAGAAACTATGCGGGGAATACAAACGCAGTAGGACGTACACAATTCAACTTAGACCAAGATTGGTTAATGACTGAAATACAAACAGACTACGCTACTTTTTGTGATTATATTTTACCTCCTCATCCTACTTGTTGGTTAGCTCGTGCGGACTACGCAAGTGATGGAGATTATGATACGGCAATAACAACTTTATTAAGTGTTGGTACAGGCGAGTTTTTAGACGGTGTACATTTAACAGAATCAAACTATTATACAATAGCAGAACAATTAAAAACAGTGATAGACACAATTTAAAATTATGAAAAAAGTAAAAATAACAGCTGAGATACAAGGCGCAAACATTCGACAAAGTACATTTGAATTTGAATTAGAAATAGCTGATTTAACTACAAGTGAAGATTTAATAATAGAATTTGTAGGCTCAGATGATGGAGGTCCTTTAATGCGCCCAAAAAACCCACCTAGATAGAAAAAAACTAAATTTAACCCTATGAAACTAACAATAATAATAATTTTACTAATGTCTATGCTTAATCTAGTACCGCCTATATTGGCTAATACTGAATACTTTGATAACGCATATTATATTATTTTATTTTTATTATTGTCGTTTTTAGGATTTAGTTTACCTTTTATAGTTGAAAAGTTAAATAAAAAATTAAAAAGGGTTTCTACTTTGTTGGGTAGCTGGTTTTTTGGTGGGTTATTAATGGAGATTTTTAATTTAAGTGTACCTTATGAGGTACTAAATAGTAATACAAACAATGTTATGTATTTTAAAGTATTAATATGTTTTATAATAGGAGTAGCAGTAATAATGAGTAGTGAACAATGGAGCAAACAGAAGAAATATTAAAAGCAATAGAGCAAACAAATGAGGGTATTTGGTTACCAATAGCGACACTTACAGTAGTTTTTGGTGTAGTAATATCATTATTACTTTACATTTGGAAACAGTCACAAAAGACTAACGACAAAAGGCATACAGATAATGAAAAAATGATTAAAGGAATGTCAAAAACATTACAAACAATGAGCTTACTTTTAGTTAAAATTGAAACTAACCAAGATAATCAACAAAGAGAATTGAACACTCTTTTAAAATAGCTTAATCTATTGGTACCATTGATACACCTACTATTTTTATAGTGGGTTTTTCTGTTTTATTTTAAAAATAACTGTAAATAAATTTGTTTAATACAAAGTTAGTGCTTATATTTGCAGTATGGAAAATAAAGCAATAGTAAACGCATTAGAAGGATTTAAAAAAATAGCTGAATCTTCTATTAATCTACACAAACAAGCATTAGATGGTGTTAGTGAATTAGAATCATTAGTTATAATTGATTTAATTAAAGCTAAAGAATATGATGAAGAATGGTTTTTAGAACTAGATGAAGATGGTGAAACTGTTTATTTAGCAGTAGGTGATTATACAATAGAATTTTATCACTTTGGTGAGAAGTATGACAACGAATTTTGTAGTATAACAAACGGTTATGAAGAAATTGATCCAAGTGCAGAACTACAAACACTAATTGAAAAACTATGAAAAACTATAAAACAGTAGTATGTTTTGTTTGTGAAACAGAACACTATTTAGAAGAAGTAAAAGAAAATATTAAAGAGGGTGTTTATAATTGCCCGAATTGTAAAACAAAAACAAAAATAAATCAAGATGAAAAATAAAAACACGTATTACACGGAACAGGAAATTAAGTATTATAGTCAAATTGCTATTAGCGCATTACTAAAATATGATGAAGAATATTCTGAAATAATAAAAGAACGTGAACAGGGTTTTATGGATAAAATCGGTAAACTACAAGCAAGGTAATGACTAAATCAGATCAAGTAAAACAACTAATACCTGAATTTTATAAAGGTGAATTATCTATACAAGATATAGCCGACAAAATAGAATGTCATTATTCAACTGTTTCACAGGTTATAACTAGGCATAAATTAAAAGTTATAGAAATTGAAAAGATGAATTTTAAAAAAGAAAATGAAACAAATTTTGAATTATCAATTAAATCATTGTCAGAAGCTAATACAATAAAAAAAGCTAAAACGATAGGTGATTGGTCTACAATGACTGAAGAAGAAAAAAACGAATATAAATAGTAAAATAAAAATAAAATGAAAGAATACGGAATAGACAGCATGAAGTACAGAAAATCTACACATTTAGCTGGTGTAGATGTTGAAGGAATAATAGCAGAAAAAGGTAAATGTATCTTAGTTATTAAAGAAAGTTATTATGATACAAATGTAAACGTATCAGGTAATAAAACAGATGGTTATTTTTTAGAATTTGACAACTATAAACCAATGGTAGTAAATTCAGGTAATAGAAAACAGATAGCTAAAATTTACAAAGATTTACACAAATGTACACCCACTGAAAGTAGAAATATTGCTAACTGGGTAGGTTTAGAAATTGAATTATATTTTGATGAAAATGTAAAAATGATGGGTAAAACTACTGGGGGTATTAAAGTTAAATATCAATTACCAACTAATAAGACAGATGATAAACCAGCTTTAGCTATGTTAGGTGAATGTAAAACTTTAGAAGATCTTAAAACTACATGGGGTGAATTACAACCGAATGAAAAAACACTACCAACTGTATTAGCTAAGAAAGAGGAATTAAAAACTAAATTAAAATAAAATGAAAATAATAAACGTAAAACAAGGAACGCCTGAATGGCACGAAACAAAATACAGAAAAGTAGGTGGTACATTATCAAAAGGATTATTTACTAAAGGTGATACTTTAAAACTAGACCTATTAGGGCAATTTTTAGAGGACTTTGAGGAAATAGATAATTATACTAGCCAAGCTATGGAAAGAGGTAACGAGCTAGAACCATACGCATTAAAAGAAGCTATTAAATATACTGGTCATAACTTTATAAATGCTGGTTGGTTACAATGTGAAGAAATTAGTATTTTAGGTATTTCACCTGATGGCATAACAGCTGATAAAAAACACGCTGTAGAAATTAAATGTCCTTCAAGTAAAAAACACATTGAAACTATTTTAAACGGTGGTATTCCATTGGATCATATTCACCAATGTTTACATTATTTCACGGTTAACCCTGAATTAGAAAGTTTAACTTTTGCGAGTTTTAGACCTGAAAACAAAATAAAACCCTTATATTGTGAAACTATTACAAGGAAAACAGAAATAAATTTAGGTACTAAATCAAAGCCTGTTTTAATGACTGTTTCAAATGTAGTAGAAGTAGCTAAAGCTAAAGCTATTGAATTAGAAAACGAAATAAAAGAATCAATTAAACAATTAGAATTTTAAAAGTTATGAATAACGAAAAAACTAGTAGTAGTGGTATAAGTGTATTAGGATTATTAGGTGTGGCTTTTGTTGTACTTAAATTAGTAAATGTAATTAACTGGAGTTGGTGGGTGGTAACTATGCCTTTTTGGTTTGGATTAGTTATTTTTTTAATAGTTCTTATTATTTGGGGGTTAGTTCAATTAAATAAAAATGAAAAGGAATTTAAACACTACAATGAAAATAAAAAACCACGTAGCAAATTCGCAGAAAGATTAGAAGAAGCTAAAAGAAATCAAATAAATAAATAAATAAAATATGTACACATTAAAAGGAGAATTAAAAGTAATTAATGATACTAGACAAGTATCAGATAAATTTAAATTACGTGAATTTGTATTGACTACTGAAGGAGATTATCCGCAAGTTATACAGTTTCAAGCATCACAAGATAAAACGGAGTTGTTAGACACTTTAAAAGTAGGTCAACAGGTAGAAGTGTTTTTTAATTTGCGTGGTCGTGAATGGACTAATGCGGAAGGTATAGTAAAAGTATTCAATACTTTGGATGCGTGGAAAATTGATTTACTAAGTTCACCTAACACAACTAGTAATGATCCTGCTTTTTGAATCAACAAAATAATAAAAAAGTTTAACCTAAAACCACCTGATTAATTTAGGTGGTTTTTTTTAATACAATAAAATGAAAGACATAATAGTAAAAAAAGTAATTGATCAATTTAAACAACGTTCTGAAGCTGGAATTAAAAAATATAACACAACTTTAGAAGAAAATAATGATGATGATTTTTTGCAACACTTAAAAGAAGAATTAATGGATGCAACACTTTATATTGAAAAATTACAAAGTATGCGCCGAAAGTGTAACCCTTCTTAACACGGTGTTTTATTGACGTTGATCGTGTTTTGATTCATAAATGATACATTTGTAACCCTATAATAATTGAAGTTTTTAGTTTTAGTTTTTTAGAATTTCCAAAACTGACGTAACAATGTAACATTTTACTCTCAAACCTTGCTCTAGCCCAATAAAAACCCGTAGGGAGCTTTTTTTTTAGTGATACATTTGTGACGTATCGACAATGTAACATGTATCGGGTAAATAAATAATATAAAAATTAGGATATTAATAAAAGTTTATTATATTTGTCATATCGAAAGCCTTGGAACTTTCAAAGAAATTTATACAGAAACCCGTTTTACTAAATGCAATCCAAGGCGCTACAGTAATTCGGGTTTTCTATTTTTAACAGCTAATGAAAAAACTAATAAAACAAAAAGAGGGTTTTTACAGCAACCTATTAAATAAAGGTTTATCTGTAATACCTATCAAGGAACATAAAGGCAATCACAAACCGAATTTATTTAGTACAACGCCTTTTTATGAAACACCAGCTAATTTATTACAGTTTGATGGATGGTACAGAGATAAAGAAACAGTTTCTTTTGGGTTGTTAACTGGTCAATCTGATGTAGAAGCTATAGATGTAGATTCTAAGATATTAAAAACTAAACAAGATCGTGATGGTTTTTTAAAAGAATACTTTGATTTACTTGATAGCCACATAGATAACTTTTACGGTAAATTTTGCATTGTTCAAACTCAAAGTTTAGGCTATCATATTTTATACAAATCTAAATTAGTACAAGGTAATACTAAAATAGCTAAGCCAAAAGGCTATAAAGAAGCTCTAATTGAATCTAGAGGTACAAAAGGATTTGTTTATATTTACAAAAGAGTTAAGGGTTTACAATATCATGAAATAGATTACATATCAGATGAAGATAGAAAAATGTTATGGCAAATTTCAGAAACTTATAACTATGAAGAAGTTGTACAACCTAAAGTAAAAAAACGACAAACTATAACACAAGATGGGTTATCACCGTGGGAAGATTTTTCACAAAGAAATTCTATTTTAGATATTTGTTCTGATGATTTTGATATTATAGCACACAAAAAGAAATCTACATTAATAAAGCGTAAAGGTTCCGATTCATATTTTAGCGGTCATATTTTTGACGATTCAAATAAGATGTATTTATTTAGTACAGGTACTATTTATCCACATGAAAAGCCGTTAAATTCATTTGATGTTTATACTTATAAGTATTTCGGCGGTGATTATTCAGCTAGTACTAAACAAGCGTATGCAGATGGTTATGGAGATAGATATGTAAGAGAAGAAACACCAATAACAGAGATCACACCTTTAGTAAATACTGAATTTCCTTTACATATTTTTCCTACAGGTGTGCAACATTATATTAATGAATGTCACCTAAAATTAAATGCTAGTATTGACTTTATGTGTGTTAGTTATCTTTGGTTAATTTCGGTATTGGTTGGTAATACGCTAAAAGTAAAAGTTAAGAATGGTTGGATTGATAGCCCTATTTTATGGATAAGCGTAATCGGTTCAGCTGGTGTAGGTAAAACGCCTGATATTAAACTAATTTTAAAACCTTTATTAGATCTTAATAGCCAAGAAATAAAGCGCTACATGAAACGCCAAAAGGAGTTTAAAGAATATGAAAAGCTATCTAAAGAAGATAAAGAAGTAAATGCTAGTATTGAAGAACCTACTAAATCACAATTAATAGTAGATGATGTTACAATAGAATCTTTAATTGATATTCATTATCATAACCCTAAATCAATCGGAGTTTTTAAAGATGAATTAGCTGGATGGTTTAAGGATATGAATAAATATAGAGATGGCTCAGATAAAGAGCGTTTTCTTAGTGCGTGGTCAGGTGATGCAATTGTATTAAATCGTAAAACTAGTGAAGATGCTTTTGTAGAAAATCCATTTATTCCAATTTTAGGAGGTATTCAACCAGCTATATTTAAAGAATTTCAAACTAATGAAAATCAAAATAATGGTTTTATGGATCGTATGCTATTTTGCGACCCTAAAAAAACTGCTAAATACCCACCTTTAGAAGAATTAGATGAAAAATTAATTGATCAATATAGAGATGTGATTTTTAAAATTAAAGAAGTTATTGATAGGGATTTAACAACTATTGAAGATGGTGTAATAATACCTAGAATATTAGAATTAACAACTACAGCTAAAAAAGAATACACTAAAAGCCATAAACATCTAATAGACTTAATGAACAGTGAAGATGAGTTATCTAACCATACTGGGATGTTTGCAAAGCAAATTACATACATACCTAGATTTGCTTTGATATTAGAGTTTATTAATAAAATTTACAATGATGAACACGCTACTGTAATTACAGATGAATCTATAAAAGGTGCTACTGAATTATCTAATTATTTTATATCAATGGCTAAAAATAATAAGATTGAGAATAAACAAAATAATACATTAAGTGAATTTATTAATAAGCACAAAGAAAAACCAGCAAAGGAATTAAGTATATTAGTATCAAATAAATTTCCTAAAGTAGCTAAAAAAGATTTAGCTGATGCTTTAGATATTAGTAGAAATACATTTTATAGACATTTAAAGAAATGATTAAACTTAGAGATTATCAGGAAAATCTAGTAAATCAAATCAATGCAAGTACAACCGCTAGAAATTGCATACAGTCCAGCACTGGCTCAGGTAAGACAATTATATTTAGCTACCTAGCTAACAACTATAAAGGACGTATTTTGATATTGGTAAATCGTACTGAATTACTAGAACAAACAGCGAAAAATATTACTAGAACTAAATCACTAATAACAGCTAAAACTAAAACGATAGGCAAAGGTGAAGTATTAATCGGAATGGTAGAAACTGTAAACAACCGTATCAAAAAAGGTGTATTTGATATTGATAATATTGATTTAATTATAGTGGATGAAATACAAAATTTACAATTTGTAAAAGTATTCAATGAATTTAAAGGTCGTTTATTAGGATTTACAGCTACACCAGTTACAATGAAAACTGAAAGCTATTATAAATGTAAATACTGCGGAGAAAAACACGCTACAGAATCAATTTGTTGTGGAAAAGATACACAAAAATATACTTTAAAAGTTAGTTTAAAACGTTGGTACGGTGATTTAATACAAGGCGTTAAAATATCAGAATTAATAGATTTAGGTTTTTTAACTCCAGTACATAATTTAAGCTGTGATTTGCCTAATTTAGATAAATTACAAACAGATGCAAGTGGTGAATATTCTAAAAAGTCACAGGATGAAGTATTTAATAATTTAGCAAGTACTGAAAATTTATTAGCTAACTATGAAGAACATTGTTTAGATAAGAAAACTATGGTATTCAATTCTAATATTGAAGCCAATGATGAAGCGTATAAGATGTTTAAAATGAAAGGCTATAATGTTCGTTCGTATCATTCTAAATCTAAAGAAAGTCGAAAAGACGTTGTAGAATGGTTTAGAGATACACCTAACGGTATATTAATGTCAGTTGGTGTATTTACAACTGGTTTTGATGTAGATGATGTAGAAGCGATTATATTGAATAAAGCTACTCAAAGTTTAAGTTTATATCATCAAATGGTTGGGCGTGGTGGTCGTATTACGGATAAAATATTTAAACCGTTTTTTTTATGTGTTGATTTAGGTGGTAATTTAGGTCGCTTTGGTTCATGGTCTGATAATGTAGACTGGGATACAATATACAATAATGAAAAAGAGAAAAAAACACGCATAAGAGAATTAGAAGATTTTATAGTATGCCATAATTGTGATTCATTAATAGAAAGTTATGACTGTGAAGTATGTGGTGCAAAAGAACCAACTAAAAGAAAAGCTAAAAGTAAGATAGTGATAGCTGAACAAGTTAAAGAAATGCCACCACCTACACCAAACAGTATATTAAGATATTCAGAAGCTAAAGGTTTAAACATAAATGATGCTAAAAATTTAACAGCTAACTATATTTTAGATATGTTTATATTTGCTAATACAAGTTTAGAAAATGTAAAAGCTAATAAAGTATATTTAACTGATAAGATCAAATCATTTATAAAACCTATTTATTTTGCATTACATGGATCAACTTTAGAAGGTAACAGAAAAAGGACTATAAAAGATTTTGAAAAAAAAGTATTTAATAAATTGAATAAATATTATGAAAATAAATAATAATGTTTATATTTGTACTCGATAACTAATTTATATAACCTTAGTAGCGTGAATTAATTAAAAAACTTTATAAAAAATGATTACATTAAAACAATTAAAAAGTAAATTAAAAAAAGACTTTGGCTGGGAAAACCTAGGTTCTGATAATAATAAATGGTTTGTAGATAATTTGTTAAAAGACACTATAAAAGCTATTAATTATAAATCTAGTTGTAAAAACGATAGCGAGATGTTGCTTTGCGGTGTTTGCGATAAAGAAATTAAACACGATACAACATTAATAAATGAATTACATTGCTTAAAATGCGGTAACGTAGCAAAGGAATAGTTTATAACGGCAAAGAATATGAATAGTAGGGTATTGCTAACAAATAAACAAACGAGGATTTGGTTTTCCAAGAACGGTGAAAGTCGTTTGGCATAGGTTCGAGTCCTACCCTATTATTTATATTTATTGTTGTGTGTATTTTTTAATTGAATACAACGCATTGTGTATGGCATCGTTTTAATGCCATATACAAAGTGTTAGGTTTAGTTTAATTTAAAAATAAAAGATATGGCTATAAGAAATAGATACAGTAGTTTAGATATGGTAAGGATGGCAAAATTTGCTAAAGAAAATACTCATCTTAAAACAATGGAATTGATTAAGATGTATAATGAAAAACACCCTGAAATAACAATTGAACAAAGAAACAATAATATTAGAAATTGGATAGGTAATAATTGTAAATGTGAAAAACCTAAATACAATTACCCCGAAATGGTTTGGTGTGATGAATGTAGGTTGATAATAGAAAATTAAACCTAACGGTTTGTGTATGGTTTGAAAGCCAATGTACAGACTTTGATTAAATGAACGAATACTAATTAGGCTTTTTAACTATACACTTTGTTATAAGCCGTTTTTTACTAAAGATATGATACCAGAACTTAATAAAGAATACGATTACTTTGATGACGGGAAAATAAACCCAAGCAGACACGACAAAGTTATAATAACAGAACTTGTGCGATTTAACAAAATAGATAAAGATACTAAAGCTAATTGGTTTGAAGAAGTTGAACACTGCCATTGGCTTTACAATAAAGAAACTGACTATTTTGTTAAGGGGAAACTCAAAGAAGCCAAAGAAGATGTAGTATTTGTACGAACCTTAGATAACGGATGGTTTAGTTTAGGATGGTGGGCAGGGCGTTTAGATACAGATGGTAGTTTGATAGCACGATTAAATGTCTTATAACTGAATTGTGTATGAAAATGTAAATTTATGGATATGATAACAGAGAAAGACTTAGATAAACTGCAAACATTCGGAAAAGAAACCGATGGTAGTTATTGCGATAGACGGGAATTTAGTATAATAAAAAGCAATAGATTTAAAGGTAGATGGGATTTATGCCATTTCTGTGAAGTTGATGGTGGTTTGTATTATATTAAAACCCTTAAAGATATGGCAGACTTAAAGAGCGTGTACAAAGCAATAACGGATAAAGAACTTGAATAAATTTATTTTTTATACACGTTGTTGTGTGCTTTTTTAATTGCATACAATGGTAGGTGTAAGTTTAGTTGATTAATTTTTAAATAACAGATATGGAAAAAGATAAAAAACAGATGTTGTATAATATGTACAACGCAACAAGTACAGATAATGGTAATGGAAATGATGAAATTGAAACTTATGAGAATTGGTTAGAACGCCAATTGGTTTCGAGAATAGAAAAAATTGAGCAATTAGATTTACACAATGTTAGCAATAGTTTTGTTTACATTGTTGAAGATGCAAAAAACCACAATGCCATAAGTTACTTATCAACTTACGAAAAAGCACAGGAGGAAATAGTTAGATTGAAAGCAAATTATAAAACTTTACACGTTAATACGCAAAAAGTATATTAGAATTATTGCTAATGGTAAATATAAAAAGCGTTTTAATGCTTTTTAAATAATGTTATACAATGGATAAATTACGAGTTGGACAGAGAATAAATGACGAGTTTCTAGGTTATGGGGTAATAGTAGAGATAATACAAGGGACAAGTAAAAAAGTATTTGCTTATATGGTGATGTATGATAAAGAGCCACCAAAAGAATATAACGGAGGAGGCAACCCTTGTTTAAGGTGGGTTAGTGATTTATCTGTTGTATAACGTATAGTGGTATGGTTTGATTTTTAACCGATTTAAAAGTAGAAAAGATGATAAAAGAAAATGTATTAGAAATAAAGAAACTTGTAAGTGACTTGCACTGCATGGGCACTTATGGAATGGTTGAGTTAGAATTAACTAAGATAGAAAACTACGTAAAAGAGCTGGAAGGTAAGGTTAAAAATTTAACCATACCACGTGTTATAGACTGTAGCACTTGTAAACACCAAGCAGTTAGTAAATACGTAGAACCTTGCTATGGTTGTAGAGATAATGATGGTTACGACAATTATTCAAGTGCTATTGTCTTATAACACCAAAATAAACGCCCGTTTTAATGGCGTTTATAGGCTGTTATGGTGCGTTTTAATGCACCAATATTTTTTTATAATTATGAAAGCAGAAAATAAAATACAACAGGAAATAGTAAAATACTTTAGATCTAATTATTATGGTCGTGGCTTATGCTTTAGCGTTCCTAATGAGCGTTCAGGTGGTTACATGGCTATGAAAGATTTACTTCAAACTGGTTTACTTAGTGGTGTATCAGATTTAGTAATAGTTTTAAATAACAAAGTACTATTTGTAGAAGTGAAAAACGAAATAGGCAAACAGTCAGATAAACAAAAACGCTTTGAACAGGGTGTTCAGAAACTAGGGCATGAATATCATTTAGTAAGAAATTTAAAAGAATTTAAAAATATATTAGTTTAATTAAATAATTGTGTTTATATTTGTCAAAAATAAATAATTAAGGAAATGGAATACAAAGAATTTTTAGAAACAAAGAAGCATCTACTAGGTAGCTTTGGTTTTGAACCAAACTTTATACCTGATATGGCTTTTGATTTTCAAAGGGAAATAATAACTAGAGCTTGTAAAAAAGGTAGAATGGCAATATTTGCTGATACTGGAATGGGTAAAACATTAATACAAATTTCACTAGCTCAAAACATTGTTAACGAAACAAAAGGAAAAGTACTAATACTAACACCTTTAGCGGTAGCCTTTCAATTTATAGTAGAAGCTAATAAAATGGGTATAACAGATATTGAATACTCAAAGGACGGTACACACTCAAAAAACATAGTTATTTGTAACTATGAAAGATTACACTATTTTAATAGTGAAGATTTTAAAGGGGTAGTATTAGATGAAAGTAGTATATTAAAAAACTTTGATGGTAAAATTAAAGGACAAGTAACGTCATTTGTAAAAAAATTACCGTATAGATATTTAAGTACCGCAACACCAAGCCCTAACGATTTTATAGAATTAGGTACAAGTTCTGAGGCTTTAGGTTATATGGGTTATACTGATATGTTAGGTAAGTTTTTTAAAAATAATAATAACTCAATAGACCCAAAACACGCTGGAGATAAATGGTATTTAAAACCTCACGCAGAAAATGATTTTTTTGCATGGGTTAATCAATGGGCTATTATGGTTAAGATGCCAAGTGATTTAGGTTTTAGTGATGAAAAATATATACTACCTGAATTAATAGTAAAAACGCATACTATTAAAAATAAATCTTTATTAGAAATAGACGGTCAAATAGAAATGTTTAATAGACCAGCAAAAGGATTTAATGAGGTAAGAAATGAAGTAAAGCAAACTATAAAAGAAAGATGTGAGAAAGCGGTTGAATTAGCACAAGGTAAAACGTCCGTATACTGGGTTAATAGAAATGAAGAAAGCGCACTAATTAAAAAATTAGATACTGAAGCAGTAGAAATAATAGGTAGTCAATCAATGGAGAAAAAAGAACAAATATTATTAGACTTTGCGAGTGGCAAAATAAAAAGAATAATTACAAAGGCAAAAATGACAGGACAGGGTCTAAACTGGCAACATTGTAATCATTCTGTATTTTTCCCTACTTACTCTTATGAACAATACTACCAAGCT